TCTAGCTCATTGACATCTTCTATAATGTCTAACAAGTCTTCAAGAAAGTTTACATCAAGATAATTAATATCTAACTCTGTAAACTCTAAATTGTCTTCTGCAAGATAGTCTGTTTCTAAATCATCAAACTCAAGGAAGTCAACATCAAGACTGCTAACATTACTCCCTCCATTTTCTCCTTCATTCTCTTCTACTTCCCTAGGTGTATTTACAATTAACATGTTATCAATTAACTCTAGGGTCAAGTCAAGAATAACGGGATTTGTTGGTTTAGTTTCAAACATAGAAACTGTTGTAGCTTGGTAAGGCTTGTTAAGAACCACCTGTCCCATTGCTGTACTAACGAGTATCTCCCCACTTGGAAGACCATCGTCATCAGGTAATAAAATAATTAGACTTCTACCTAACTCATCAACAGTCACGGTAAAGTCTGTACCACGTATACCTATCGTGGCACTTGGAGTTTGTATAGATATGTTTTCTTTATCTATAGATGCTAACTTACCAGTGATAAACCTTGCAGTACCACTAGCAAATTGTAAAGCCATCTTAGACTTAGAAGGGTCTGGGTCATAGATAAATTCGTCTATGATTAATTCAGAATGCTCTGTCAATCTAACTTGACTGTCATCTAAAAAAGTAATTCCCAATCTCCCGTTAGAAGTTTGGACATTATCGTAGCTGTTTATGTCTAATGCTAGAGAAGCTTGGAAGGTTTCATCTCTTACGACTCTACCTGTTCCGTTCAGTTCAGTTATGTTGCCTATATTAGCAACCGACTGCTGTTCCCCCATCGTTCTGAATGACACAGATAGTACCACTAGAACCAGTAGAATTAATTTGTAACCAGTCATTGTCTAAAGTACTCAATTGTTGTATGTTAAATGTTCTAGAGTTACCTGTTTGATTTAATTTAAAGTAACCACCTGCATAGCCTTGACCTGTAAAGTTTAGAGTATTATCGTCACCATCTACATTTACATCATTGATTGCATCAGAGTTATTAATATTAAAATCAAAAGTGTTACCATCTCCACTAATAATCCAATCAATATCTGCGTTACTTGCTAAAGATGTTGTAGCTAAATCAAGTGTAAAAGTGTTTGTACCACCTGTTACATCTACATTAACATTAGAACCATCAGCACCATAAGTATTAGTAGGGTCTATCTGTACATTAAACACGTTAGTAGAACCATCAAACTCCCAAAAACCTACAAAGTTATCTGCAGTAATATCTCCTAAGAACTTATTGTTTGAACCTATTTGATTAATATCAATAGTCTGTGTACCACCATCTAAGTCTAGTGCAGTCATAGTACCAGCAATTGCATCTGCTCCACCTATGATGTTACCTGAACCTAACTGTTCAGCATCTAGATTAAACGTAGCACCTGATTGGTCTATATATATTTCGTTGTCAGCCCCGTATAGCAGCGATGCACTCGTCATCACAATTAGGTTTAATAATTTTATTTTGTTCATATTTCCAATAGCCTCTCTCTATTCCAATATTGATTATATTTAACACCCCCGTCTCTACAGCTTTTTGTAAAGCTATTGAAACACTTTCGTTCTCTGATATACCACCTTCTATTTCTACTAGCTCTGTGCCAGTCTCAATAAAACGAAATACGTCCTGAGAAACACTTGTAGATAAAATGCTTTTGGATACTAATGTTTCCATAAGAACTTCACCGGTAGATACAGATACTAACCTTAAAGATATAGTAACTGTGTCTTCTCTAAACTGTTTACTTGTCCCAATGCCTAAGTACCTTGCACCAGAACCTCCAGATTTTAGATTAGCTTCGTAACTAATCACACCACCTTGGACTAACAACCCTGCAAATAACAGTGGTTGCATCTTATTATCTTCTTTAAAATCTTTACGTGTACTACGTATGAGTTGTCTTTCTTTTGTTAGGTCATCTAAACCTACACGTTCTACAACTCTAAAAAACTCTCCACCTGCTGTGTGCTTAAAAGCTCTAATAAGAAAAGCTTCAGGTGCTTGTGTTACTGCTGTACTAAACAAAGCAAAAGTACTGTTACTTCTACGCTGTCCTGTTAAGTCCCTAAAACTATTAGGGTATATTGCTATCGTTGGTTTTACTTTAGCTGGTGGTAAATTTCTTAACTCTTCTGATTGTAAATCTAATGTAGAACTTGACTGGATTCTTTTAGTTAAAACTAAATCTCCACTCTCTTGTACTACTGCACAACTAGAAAGTAAAGTTACCAACAGGCAAAGATATAGTCGTTGAATTGCCATCACTGTCCGTTATAGTTAAAGTTATTATTCCGTCTTCTACCTTGTATACTATTGTATTGCCTTCTAAAGTTAATGTACCAAAATCAGAAGGAGTTTCTCCAAATAAATTTTCTACTAACTGTCTTGACAACTGTGAGTATATACGTGATTCTAAGTTCCTTATGAACCTTGCAAGTGTTGTATTCTCTTTGTCTCTTTCTATCTGGTCTTGAAGTGCCTTAATCTCTGCTTTTAATGCTTCCTTTCTGTTAAACTCTTGGTTCTGGATTGTAAGATAGTGTGAGCTAGTATTAATACCGTTAAAGCTAGGACTTTTAAACTTAAATACTATCTCATCTGCAAAGAGTTTAGAGTTACCCCAGAAAGCTAACAACATAAAACCAAACACGACTGCTTGTACTATAGAAGCTACAGTAATCTGTTTTATTGGATGTATATCTACAATTTTTTCTATCCAAGATTCACTTGGAGAAAGATTTACTACTTGTAATATTTTCTTGTTAATCTTTTCGTTGGTCATCTCTGTCTGCTTTTGCAATTTTATCTATGTCTACTAAGTTGGGTACGCCTAGTAAAGTTTTCAAAAGTACATCTTGTCTAATACTTTGATTATCCATAGCTCTTACTCTATCAATTAAACTTACTATAATACCATACTGACTATCAAGCTTTGTAGATACTCTTTCTTCCATAGTATCTAAAGCTGTTTGTACTTTATCATCTAAAGTATCTAGTTTAGTTTCCATACCATCAATAATTCTATTGATTAGTTTCCAAACAAACATACCTAAACCTAAAGCTGCTGCTATAGGAAAGCCTAGTTCGGTTATTACAGCTACTGCATCCATTAGTCTTTAGAAGTGTTAGAAGCTCCAAAGTAAAAAGATATAACAGCACTTGCCAAGCCACCAAGATATCCTAGTACAAGGTTTATAAGGGCTTCAGAGTTCTGCTCTGGTGGTTGTAGAGTAACAAGGAATATGTATCCCATAAACCCACCTACAACAGCTATGCCCATGATACGTGCTGTCCAGTCTTTACTAAATTTATTTCTAGCATCTTGTCCATCTTGTGTTTCTAATTTAAACACATCTACTTCAAGCTCTTTCATCTGTACTTCAAAAGCTTGTTCAGCTTTTTTAAGTTCTAACATTTGTTCAGGTGTAGCTTCGGCTAATCCTTTTTCTATAGCCTTTGGAGTATTAGGAACACCTAACACTTCTGATATCATATTAGCTGCCATTCCTCCCATCGGTCCACCTAAGGCAGTTCCTAATGTAGGTGCAACAGCTCCAACTATATTTTTTAATAATGCTTTCATTTCAGGCTCCTAATACCATGTCTTGTAATTCTTTACTACGTCTACCAACTTGTCCATACCAACGACTGTCTTCCATTTGTACAGCCATCTCTTTCCAGTTATGTTCTCTACAAGCTTTTAACATGTTACGAAACTTTGAAAGTCTTGTACCACCTAGATTAAAACACATGTTGACTAACACTCTCTGTATAACTTCTGGTAACTTTTCAAAGTCTTCCTCGCTTCCAAAGACATGTATGGTTTCCTTATAGTGCTTTTCAAAGTCATCCTCATAGTACATGTCTACAACTTCTTGAGTAACAGGTGTGCCAACTTCCCAATCATATTCCGGGTCGTTAGGTTGGCAGAGGTGTCCAACTCCTAAAGTTTTATAGCCTAGACTATCCATATAAATTTCTAACACTTCACCTTCGTGTCTCTTTATTTCAGCTTTGCAAAGTTCTATATCTAATTTATTATTTTTCTTGAAAAACATTTAATCCTAATTCCTCCATTTGTGCTGAGTAAGGTTGTCCTGTAAAGGGGTCAACTCTATTAGCTGGGTTTTCTTTTGTGTAGGGTACATTG